GGTTTCACAAATACCGCATCAGGCACTTACGCATCGGTATTAGGCGGATACACTAACTGCGCACAAGGAACTTCAGCCGTAGTTGGAGGAGGATCTTTTAACTGCGCTGGAAACTATTCTTTTGCAGGAGGCGGTTTTAGAAATACAGCTACTGGAGCTTGCGCATCCGTAGTAGGAGGAACTTTTAATACTGGATCAGGAGAACTTAGCTTTATAGGAGGAGGATCAGAAAATGTTGCTATAGCTACGGGATCAGGAATACTATCAGGAATCGATAATAGAGCATCAGGAAACTGCTCAACAGTAGTCGGAGGTCAATTAAATACAGGATCAGGAGAATTTAGTTTTGTAGGTGGTGGCTGCACTAATACAGCAGCAGGATGCGCATCATTTATAGGAGCGGGTCGTAGTAATACTATTAACGGCGGTAATCCATTTGGAGACGTAGTAATAGGCGGAGGGTTTAGTAACGTAGCTGGCGGTGGTAGATCGGTTATAGCCGGTGGTTGGTGCAATTCAAACAGCGGTTACTATTCAAGCATAGGCGGTGGATTTATGAATTTAATTTGTAACGCAATTAACAGTAGTACTATAAGCGGGGGATATCAAAACTGTATAACAGCAGGTACTTGGCAAGCTATAGGTGGTGGAAAATCTAATGCTATATCATCAACTCTTTATTCAACAATAGGGGGTGGTTTATCAAATAGAGTAAGTGGTAATTCAGCAACAATAGTAGGAGGTAATAGCAACTGTATTTGTCCTGCAGGAACAGGATCATTTATAGGTGGGGGTATAAGTCATCTAGTATCGGGACCTTACGCTTCAATAGCAGGCGGTATATGCAACTGTGCAACATCAGCTTACGCGACAGTATCGGGAGGTTATAGAAATGCTTCAACGGCTGCTTGGACTCATATAGTAGGAGGTAGAAATAATACTAATAGTGGTTATAGAGCTTTTATAGGTGCAGGCATAGTAAACTGTATTGCTAGCGGCAATGATACTTTCATAGGAGGTGGTTCTAATAACTTAGTTAACAATAACTGTGCAGCAATAGTAGGGGGATCTTATAACACAGGATCAGGTGCATTTAGTTTTGTAGGTGGAGGTCAAGCTAACTTAGCAGCAAATCAATGGTCAACTGTAGCAGGCGGTGTTAATAACTGTGCTTGTGGCGATAGATCGGCAATAGCAGGAGGTAATGGAAATTTAGCATCAGGGTATATTTCTTTTGTAGGAGGAGGTTTATCGAATACAGCTTCAGGATATCAAGGCGCAGTAGTAGCAGGATATGGTAATGCAGCATCAAATGCAAGATCATTTGTAGGCGGAGGTCAGTCTAACACTGCTTCAGGTGCTTGTTCTACTGTAGGAGGCGGTTTAACGAACTGTGCAACAACAGTATATTCGTTTGTAGGTGGAGGGCAGTGTAATCGTGTTATAAATTCAGGATATTCAACTATTGCAGGAGGTCTTAATAACACAGTTGATGGATGTCAATCAGTAATTGCAGGAGGAAACGGTAATAGTATTTCAGGATATTGGAGTTTTATTGGCGGTGGATATTCAAATAATGCAAGCAGCGAAAGTACTGTTGCAGGCGGTATTACTAACACAGCTTCAGGATACCGTTCAGCAGTTGGAGGCGGTTGGGGTAATATAGCTTCAGGCTGTCAAGCAACTGTAGCTGGCGGTAGAGCTAATACGGCTTCAGGGTATAGAGCCATAGTTGGAGGTGGGCAATCTAACATCGCATCAGGCGGTCAGTCTTTTGTAGGAGGCGGTGTTAGTAATACAGCTTCAGGTTATCGTTCTGCAGTATTAGGTGGGGCTAGTAATATAGCATCAGGTACATATTCATCAGCAGTAGGATGTGGATTATCAGCTTCTTCGGCTTGTTACTTCTATGCAAACAACATTTGTAACGTATCGGGCGGTACTTCGGATTGCAGAATGAAGCATTCAATATGTCCATTAACATATAGCCTAGATAAATTAACACAATTACAACCTGTCTCATTCGTATTCAATGGAGATTGCAGTAACTTTAAAAGATATGGATTTATAGCACAGCAGGTTTGCCAAGTCGTACCCGAAATTATTACTCATCACCCAATTGATAAAGTCGATGCAGAAGGAAATGTGGGAGGAGAGATTGAAGGCGATCCAATTCTGCAATTTGAAAAAGACGCTCTATACGCTTCTTACGTAAATGCGCTTAAAGAATTAAAAGATAGACTAGAAATAACAGAAGCAATTCTAAAAAGAAACAATCTAGCATAATATTTATAACAAATAAAACAATAAACAATGATTTTTGGTAAAATAGACCCAGTAGCTACAATCTACTCTCAAGGAGATCCATTCGCAACAACAACAGTAACAGGATCTTATATTGCTGCAGTAGCACGCCCTTACGTTTTAGGCACAAACATGGTAAACTTCCAAGTGACTTACGGTAATTTAACTTTTGATGAAAGCGGTTCAGCAACCAATTTTTCTCAATTGTTGAGTACAAACTGCACTTTAGCAGGCGAAGTAATCACAGATTGGGGCACAGACGATGCAACTGTATTAGAAGCAATCGCAACTGTTCAAGGTACAACAGTAACAGAGATAGTTTCTGCTGATATTAATATTTTCTAGTACTTAGAAGATAAATTGAATAGTTTCGAATAGTTTTATTAAATTCACGTTATGAATATAGTTTTTCAGATCAATGGTGGTATTGGCAAGGTCGTAATGGCAACAGCTGTTTGCGAAGCCATAAAAAAGAAATACCCCGAGTCCAAATTAATTACAGTATCAGGATACGCTGATGTTTTCCTAAATAACCCTTTTGTAGATAGAGCCTTCAATTTTGGAGGCTTTAGCTACTTCTACGAAGAGTACATTCAAGGGCAAGACGATTATAAAGTCTTTGCTCACGATCCCTATTTACAAACAGAACACTTGTACCAGAACGAACACTTAATTAAAACGTGGTGTGAAATGTTTGGTCTAGAGTATAATTACGAACTACCTCAAATATTTTTAACAGACAGAGAAGTTTCTTTCTTTAGAAACAGATTTGTATCCGATCGTCCTTTAATGGTGATTCAAACCAATGGCGGCGGAGATGCTAATATGAAGTATTCTTGGGCTAGAGATATTCCTTACAATAATGTGGTGGACGTTATCAATCATTTTAAGGGAGTTTATAATATTGCTCATATAAAGAGAGAAGATCAGATCTCTTTCGAAGGAACTTTTGCAGTTACCGAATCCTTTAGAGGTTTGGTAGTATTAGTTTCTTTAAGTCAAAAGAGATTGTTTATGGATAGCGTGGCACAACATATGGCCGCGGCATTGAATCTTCCATCCACGGTATGTTGGGTAGTAAACAAGCCAGATGTGTTTGGATATGGTATTCACGACAATATAATTCACAATCCTTTTAATAAAAAACCAGAGCTAAGAAATTCTTATCTTCAACCTTTTAACATAGGCGGAGATCTATTAGAATTTCCTTACAACAGCGAATTCGAAATTTTTGATAGCGCTAAGATCATAGAATCAATCAACAAACAATAAGTTATAAATGGAAAGGTTATTTTTTCAGAGCTCACTGCCAAGAGCAGGTAGTACGTTGTTACAAAACATACTAGCACAAAATCCAGACATCTACGCAACACCAACGAGTGGAGTACTAGAATTAGTATTCGCGGCTAGAGGCAATTATACAGATTCACCCGAGTTTAAAGCACAAGACCCCGAATTAATGAAGACGGGATTTAAGGCATTTTGTCGTGGTGGTATGGATGCCTACTATAGTGCAATCACTGACAAAAAATACGTGGTTGACAAATCAAGAGGCTGGGGAATTCATTACGATTTCTTGAACTTCATATACGAAGAGCCAAAGATCATCTGTATGGTCAGGGACTTAAGGGACGTGTTTTGTTCAATGGAAAAGAATTACCGTAAGAACCCAGACAAAGCTAACCCAATTCTAAACTGGGCGCAGATGAGCGGCACTACAGTACCTAAACGTATAGATATGTGGGCACAATCGCAACCAGTAGGTTTGGCAATAGAAAGGCTACAAGAAGTGTTTAGAATGGGAATAGACTCTAAAATGCTATTCGTTAAATTTGAAGATTTGTGCATGTATCCAGACACTGAAATGGGAAAAATCTACAGATACTTGGACATTCCTTATTACAAACACGATTTTGACAATATTGAACAGGTTACCAAAGAGGACGACGAAGTTTACGGAGTTTTTGGAGATCACGAAATTAGAAAAAAATTGGCGCCGGTTCCCTCAAAAGCTAGACAGGTTTTGGGCAAGGACGTTACAGATTGGATTTGGAATAACTATCCATGGTATTTTCAACAATTTAGATATACAAAATGATAATAGTATTATTTGGTCAACCTCATAGTGGTAAGACTACACTAGCTAAACAGTTTCCATCATCTCGCACCATAGACGGAGACGAGTTAAGAGAGCTATTCGCCAACAAGGATTATAGTAAAGAGGGCAGAATAAGAAATTTAAACAGGGCCAGCGATATTGCGCACTACCTGCATCGTCATGGAAACAACATAATACTTTCTTTGGTATATCCTTATAAAGAGGCCAGAGACTATTTAAACGATCTGGATAACAACGTAGCTTGGATTTACTTGACTTACGAGGGAGAAAGGGGTAGAGAAGCTTTCCACGTAAAAGATTTTGAACAACCAATTGAAGAAAAAGTGTTACATTTAGATACTTCTAAAATATCAATAGAAGAATGCGTAACAAAAATATATGAGTATGTGGGAGAAAAAATTACACGTTAAGAGTTCGTTAGAAAAAAAAGCTAGTCAATGGTCATTATTTATAGGTCGTTGGCAGCCACTTCATACAGGGCACAAAGAGTTATTTAGACAGGTAATAAACGAAGGAGGCAAAGTTTGCGTAGCGATTAGGGAAGTAGAAGTAAACGATAAGAATCCGTTTTCCGTTAACGATATCATGTTGAATATAGCCAAAGAAATGCAAGAGGAAGTATCCGCAGGCAAACTAAAAGTAATCTCTATTCCAGATATATGTTCGGTTGAGTTTGGCCGCGGAGTTGGTTACGATATTGTAGAGCACGTACCACCACAAGAGATTAGCGATATATCGGCGACAAAGATTAGAGAACAAATGAAAGCAGAAGGCAAGCTATGATAAAACACTCGACCTATTTTGTGGACATCGATGGTACTCTAATTAAGTACAGATCTTTCGATCAGATACAAACCATAGCGCCAGAAGCAATTACTAGTGTATTGGATTTTATCAAAACAAAGTACGAAGAAGGCAGCCACATTGTAATTACAACCGCAAGACCCTCAGAACTTGAACTATTTACAAAACAAGAATTAGAAAAAATTGGTGTTAATTATCATCAGTTGGTCATGGGTATAGGAAGAGGAACAAGATACGTTATCAACGATAGAGACCCACAAGCTCCAGAAATAGACAGAGCGGTAGGAATTAATTTAGATAGAAATCAAGGATTATGACAGTACAAAGAAAAAGACACATTGCCAAAACAATTAGTTATAGAATAATTAGCACTTTAATAGGCTTTGGAATTATGTGGGCCGTAAGTGGATCTATAAAAGTAGGCGCAGCTTTTGGAGTGGCAGAGTTAATATACAAACCAATTCAATACTATATTCACGAAAGAGTGTGGTACAAATGGATTAAATACGGATTAAAAGATTAATATTTATTCTAAAATAACAACATGAAATACATAGTCCTAATGGAGTACATCCCCGGAGTTCCTAATATATGGGTCGCAAGACTTACACCTGAAGATCCTATCTACGAATACGATACTTTGGAAGAGTGCGAAGCTAAGGCAAGCGAATTACAAGCAGCCGATCCAACAGGAAGATTATATAAAGCCTCAGAACAACAAGTGGGCGTTACCTACTAAAAAGATCTTTTCGTAAATTCTTATATATTTATATACAACAAACAAAAATTAAAAACTTATGTTATTCGGAATCATTATCGTATTAGTAGCAGTAGCAATTGCTATTCTATTAAACAAAGCAAAAATCTCTAAATTAGTAAATCAAGTTGAAGAAGCTGTAGCTCCAGCAATTGAAGAAGTTAAAGAAGTAGTTGAAAAAGCTGCTGAATTGGCTCCTAAGAACGAGACTATCAAAAAAGCAAAAGAAGTAGCTAAAAAAGCTCCCGCAAAGAAGTCAGCAACAAAAAAATCTAAATAAGAATGCAGAAAACATCCCTTAAGCTTTACGAGTATTACAACTTGGAAACCGAATTAAACGGAGTTATAAATCCTCAAACTGGAGAAGTTATCTCAAAGGGACTTATTTCCGAGAAGATCAAAATGGCCACTAAATACTGGTTAAACGATTTGAGTAAAAAGGTAGTAACCGAAAAAGAAGCTTGCGAAGAATTAAAGAAAGAGTTAATCAAGAAGCACGGCGAAGCGGACGAAGCTGGCAACATCTCAATTACAATGCACATTAACGTTGTAACTGACGAAGAAGGCAAAATAGTTTCAAGGGACATTAACCCTAAGTTCGTAGAATTCCAAAACGAGTTCAACGCTCTTTTAAACGAAGACAGAGAATTGGAGCACAAACCTTTCTCTTTAGAAGATTTTGAGAACGTGCAATCAGAAGGAGCTTACACTACTTTGTTTAAGTTAGTAAGAGTACAAGAATAAAGCACAACAATCTCTCTGAGCCCATCTTTAGGTGGGCTTTTTTATTACATATTTATATCAAACAAAGTTATGACAAAAATAACGGACGACGAACTTCAAAGACTAAACTTATTAAAACAGGACGCTTTGGAAGTAGCTTCGACCCTTGGAGAGTTGACTTACCAAAAGGTTTCTTTAGAGCTGGAGATTGAAAAGCAAAAGAAAATTGTAGAACGCATTAAAAATACAGAGACTCAAATTTTTGAAGAATTGAGATCAAAGTATGGAAACGTTTCTGTAAATATAGAGACCGGCGAATTGAACTAAAGTGTTTTGAACTAAGTATCGATATTTATTACTAGAAAAAAACCGCATAAATGGCCGAAACACTAATTAGCCCAGGAGTATTCTTACAAGAGAACGACTTATCTCAGATAACACAGGGACCAGTAGCAGCAGGCGCTGCTTTATTGGGTCCAACTGTAACTGGTCCAGTAAACATACCTACTTTAGTTACCACATATTCACAGTACAAGGCATTGTTCGGTGCAAACTTCGTTTCCGGAGGAGCATCTTACGAGTACTTAACTAGCATGGCAGCTTTGAACTATTTTGAGCAAGGCGGTCAATCTTTGTTAGTGACAAGAATCGTTACCGGTTCTTACACTCCAGCAACAGCTAGTATCGTAAACATAGCAAACAATACCGCTTTAGTTCTTGAAACTCTTTCAGCTGGTACGATAATGAACAATAACATATTGTCTTTATCTTCTAGCGCTGTAAACGGAGCTTTAGTTTCAGGATCTTCTGCTAACGTTCGTTGGGAGATTACTTCAAACGATACAGGATCTGGTTTATTCAACTTGATCATTAGACGTGGTGACGACTACCAAAACAACAAGACAGTTCTTGAAACATGGAACGGTTTGTCATTAGATCCTAATCAAAACAACTACGTAGCTTACGTTATTGGAGATCAAGCTTACACAGTTGCTACAGACGATTTGGATAACGCTTACTTACAATTAACTGGTTCTTATCAAAACAAGAGCAAGTATGTAAGAGTTAAAACAGTTAATACTCCAACTCCTAGCTATTTAAACCAATACGGTCAAGCACAAACTCAGTACACTGGTTCAATTCCTAAGATCGGATCTGGTTCTAACAACGGATCTTTTGGTACAGCTACCGGTGCTATCTTCGGTTCTTTCGGAGTAGAAAAAGTTAACTTCTTCGAAAGCATTCCTAATTCAACATCAAATTACTCCTTAACAAGTCCAACAAATCCTTTAAACATTCAAGGCGTTTACGCTCCTGACTACGATACAGCGATCAATTTATTGGGAAATAAGGACGCATACAAATATAATGTGCTCTACGCACCAGGTTTAACCTCTCTTAACGCTTCAAGTGAAATTAACAGTTTAGTTAACACGGTTCAAACTCGTGGAGACGCTATCGCAGTTATTGATATGGTTGGTTACGGTCAATCTATTCCTACAGTTTTAGGCGAAGCGGTTGCTTTTGATAACTCTTACGCAGCTACTTATTGGCCTTGGGTACAATTGAAGTCAAGAGAAACTGGTAAAGTTAATTTCGTTCCAGCTTCAACAATCGTTCCAGCCGCTTACGAATACAACGATAAAGTTTCTGCAGAATGGTTCGCTCCAGCAGGTTTAAATAGAGGCTCTCTTTCAACAGTTTTACAACCAGAAAGAAAATTAACTTCTTCGGACAGAGACAGATTATATCAAGGATCAGTTAACCCAATTGCAACCTTCCCAGGCGCAGGCACAGTTATCTACGGTCAAAAAACTTTACAAAAGAAAGCATCTGCTTTGGATAGAGTAAACGTAAGAAGATTATTGATCGCTCTTAAGAGTTACATTGGTCAAATCGGTGAAGGTCTTATATTCGAACCTAATACTCAAGTAACTCGTAATAAATTCATTAACCAAGTTAATCCTTATTTAGAGTCAGTTCAACAAAGACAAGGTTTGTATGCATTCCAAGTCGTAATGGACGAAACTAATAACACTCCTGATGTGGTTGATAGAAACCAATTGGTTGGTACTATCTACTTACAACCAACTAAGACTGCGGAGTTTATCCAATTAGATTTCAACATTTTACCAACTGGAACAACATTTGGCCAATAATATCAAACAAAACAGAAAATGAACGATAATACAATCATTAGAATTAAAGTACCAGCGCATTTATACGAGAGTGTAAAGGCTAAGTTAATAATCAAAGAAGAAGCTGAAACTCCTGTAAAAGAGGACAACCGAAGAGGAATGGATGCAGAAACAATTGAGGCTGTTAACAGAGCGCTTAAAATGATAATGCAAGAAATAAACGTAGAAAAGGATCCTCAACAAAGAGAATTGCTTAAAAAATCTGCAGTAGGCCTTGGTCAAATTTCTCAATGGTTACAAACAAAATACGCTAGAAAAGGCGCACAGGCTATGAACGAAGCTAAGAAAGTAGACCCTAAAAAAGTTGCTGAAGACAAGAAAAAAGCTGACGAAAAGAAAAAGAAAGAAGCTGAAGCTAAGAAGGTTGCCGACAAAAAAGCTGCTGATAAGAAAAAAGCAGACGAAAAGAAAAAATAAGTAAAGTAATATTTATACTAAATACAACCAAAAATGCCAGTATTAGACCCAAATGAGATTATGTTTACGTCGTTCGAACCTACAGTTTCTAACAGGTTCGTAATGTACATAGACGGCATTCCTTCATATATGATCAAAAAAGCAGACGCTCCTGGTGTTACTTTAAATGAGATCAAATTAGACCATATCAACGTTTACCGTAAGTTAAAAGGTAAAGCTGAGTGGAGAGATATGAGTTTGTCATTATACAACCCAATTTCTCCATCAGGCCAACAAGCTGTAATGGAGTGGGTAAGATTACATCATGAGTCTGTAACAGGACGTGATGGTTACTCTGACTTTTATAAGAAAGACTTGAACTTATCTATCATCGGACCAGTTGGAGACATTGTTTCCGAGTGGATTATCAAAGGAGCTTTCATTAAAGAAGCAACTTTTGGAAACTACGATTGGTCGACCACGGATCCTACAGAGTTAACAATCTCAGTTGGAATGGACTACTGTATCTTGAACTACTAGTCTCAGATTAGCGAATATAAAAGAAAGGCCGCCTCACCGCGGTCTTTTTTTGTTCCCGGAAACTTGAATGATTTATATTTATTTTTAAACAAGTTACCAATATGTCAGAACAAAAGTTTACGGTTCCTACCGAAATGATAGACCTACCTTCAAAAGGTCTACTTTACCCAAAAGAAAATTCCTTATCCGCAGGCGTCATTGAAATGAAATACATGACCGCTAAAGAAGAGGATATACTAACCAACGTGAATCTATTACGTCAGGGCTTAGCTATCGAAAAGATGCTTAAATCAGTTATTAAAAGCGATATAAAGTACGAGGAT